TGATGGCGAAGATATCGGTAAATTCTATAGATTTGCTATCGAAGTTGCTAAACTCGATGAATTTCTACTTGGTAAGTATGATAAAAGGTCATTAGGCAGATTAAATGAATACAAAACTTCTTTAGCATTAGAACAAGACGCATCTTCATCAGGTGCTCAGATAATTGCTCTTACCACGAGAAATAAACAATTAGCTGAAATGTCAAATGTGCTACCTACTAACTACAAGAAAAGATTATATGACGAAATTGCCGCTTTAACATTTAATGACCCGAGATTCAAGGAAATTAATAAGAAATTAGGACTCTCAGAAAAAGACCTAAGAAAAGCTGCAAAAGCTCAAAACATGGTTACTTTTTATGGTGCCGGTGAACGCACTGGAATCATGAATGTAGAAGGAAAATTAAAGAAAGTATTAGGAAAAGATTCAGACACATTAGTTGTCAGTGCCGCTGATAGAGATCAGGTACTTAATGAAATATCAGCACAGATTGCCAGATATGAAAGATTTGATCCTGATACTGCTGATGAGCTAAGAGTCTTAAGATCTAATGTTAAAGATATCTTTAATAAAGGCATGGATCCTGGTGATGAGATAATGGAACAACTCTGGTTTTTACAACCACAAACTAAAGAGTTGGTTGAAAAAATGTCAGTTTCTTACCAGAGAGTAGTGACTCCTGATGACTTTAAGTATATTGCAAAAATAATGAGTGAGTACTTAGCAGTACAAGTACCTATATTAAAAGACTTCACCAGATATTTTGGAAGACTCGCCCAAGACTATTTAACTTACGCGAAACCATCTAATGCTGATTTCGACTGGAAATCTGTAAGTAAGATAGCAGTAGAAGGTACCAAAGAGAAAGGTTACATACTACCTGATTGGGTTAACAAGCTATTTAATTTGAGAAAGGAGCCGTTATCAGAAAAGGCACTTAGGAATTTTGGATTTTGGGAACCCGATGGGAATTTGGCTGAATTTTTGTATGGTGTAGAGGCACCCAAGACTAGAAAAACTGGTGCTAAGTTCTTTAAACTCAATGTTGTATTGCCTGAAGTACCTACCCCGTCTAATTTATTGAAGAAGCAGCTTTTAACAGAAGTAGATATAACAGAAGTTGAATTATTTTACGCCAATAAACTACCTAAATCATGGACTAATGTTCCTTGGGTCAATTTTGACGGTAAGATAATTGAACAGAATTTTACTCAAGCTTTTGAAGAAAGAATTGCTTATAAGACTAAAGATGGTCAATGGATAAATAACATTGTAATGGTGGATCAGAAAACATCTCCAAATTGGTGGGAAGAGCTTGCAAATAAATCAGGTAAAATAAATGATATTGCAAATGCTACTAAAGCCAGAACAGCCTTTGCTGTTAATGGAAACCATTCCAATGATGCTGTAATAGTTAAGAAATTCCATTTGTGGGGAAAGGAAAATGGAATACCTACATCAACTATTCATGATGCCTTTTTTGCAAATACAGCTGACATGTTAAAAGCAAGAACGGCGTTGCGAGAGATATACGCAAAGACTTTAGATAATAACTCCATTCTAATGACATTAAATGAAATGAGAGCTAGAGGTTTACCTCAAGACTTATACGACAAGTACTTAAATGAAGCAATCGACATTGGCTTAATACCTGTGCCTGGTCGTTCAGTTATAGGTGGTAAAGTTATTAAAGAATCCGATATTCTTACGAAAGAGGATATATTACAGCAAATTGAGGATGACTTTAAAAAAGATAGAGGATGGTACGGAGTGGGTTAAAACTCCCGTTGAATTAACCCAGAACAAGTATTTGTAATACTGTTCTGAACCAATAACAGGGCTGTGCCCTAGTTTGAGTTGTACTCAAAGGAAACAAAATGCCGCAGAATAGTTCAGACACTGACAATAAGAACAATGGTAATGATGGTGATACCAATGAAAAAGAGGTAGAACTCAGTCCAGAAGTTCAAAAACTAGTTGAAGAAGAAGCCGCTAAAAAATTAGCTACAATAAAGTTAAATTTAGACAAAGCTTATCAAGAACGAGATCAGCATAAGAGGCAAGCAGAAGAAGCTGCTGAAAAACTTCGTAAAGCTGAGATCGAAGCTTTGAAAGCTGCTGGGAAAGAAAGAGAAGCTCTACAAGCAGAACTTGAAGACACTCGTAAGAAAGCAGAGGCTGCCGCAGCGCAAGTCACGATGCTTTCTAGAGACAGTGAAGTAAGACGTGTTCTTGCAACACTTGAATTCAAGTCGCAAAGAGCTTTTGATATGGCGTTTTCAGATATCATTTCAAACTTAGTTAAGAATGATGATGGAAATTGGTATAGCAGGACAGGTAAGTCGATTCAAGATACTGTCACTGAATACAAAACTGACCCGGCAAATGAATTTCTATTTAAAGTAAAAGCAAATACAGGCGGTGGTAATTCATCTAGTTCTTCACGTCAGACTGACGATAGTAATCAATCGTTATTTGCGTTGTCACAAGAGAAAGTACTTGAGATGGCTGCAAAAGGTAATTTAAGACGGAGAAATAGATAATGGGTGCTAGAACTAACGTTCCGGGTGCAGATACTTATGTTCTGCAGGAAAGTATTGGTGCGTATGCTGACGAAGCCTACACCAAAGCTAAGAAACTCTCGGGCACAGGCCTTGTTTCAGGAAACCCTGAAATTGATGTTAATACTGAGACTTTCATTGGTCAAGTTCGTTGGCACAAGCCTCTGAACCCTGTGATCAACGTAGCGTCTCTTACAGATTCTACAGACGGTACACCTACTACGACTTCGACTGACATGCTTCGTTATGTCAAGTCTGTTCGTACGCATGGCGCTGAGAAAGTTAATCTTCAAAAGGTTGTTACTCAAGTCGACGGCCTTGCGAAGATTGGTAGGGATTTTTCGGAAACTCGTGCTCAAGATGAGCACAATGCTATCCTTGCTGTTTTGCGTGGTGTAGCTATTTCTGAAGCCCTCAATGGTGCTGCCGCTGGTACTGGTTCTGCTGGTCTTGGTGGTCAAAGCTTTGAGAATGATCCTACTGAAAAGCGTTACGGCTTCTATGTTGACTTAGGTGCTGCTAAGCCTGTTGTAGATGCCTCTGCTTCTGTGCAAGGTGCTGCTCGTGCTGAAGGCTTCCTGAGAGCGTTTGGCATGGCTTACAAAGACTATGAGCCGGAATATGCTTATCTTGTAACTTCTCCTGAAATGATGGCTTCGTTCCGTTCTGCCAATCTGGTGGACCAAACGACAGTTACTGAGGGTAATGTTAACTTTAGTACTCTGTTTAACGGTAAATTCCGTATTATCCAGACTCGTGCTGGACAAGGTCTTTCGTCTGCTGAGCTGACTAAGCTTAACACTGGTGGCGGTGTTGATATTGTTGGTACGAAGTGCAGCTTTATCGTTCTTCCTGGCGCTGTTGCTTTTGAACCGATTCCTATTGATGAAGATGTTGAAATCGATAGAAAGGCTGCTGCTTACAAGGGCGGTGGTACTACTTCGATTTGGTATCGTTGGGGTTATGTTCTCATGCCGGCCGGTTACAACTGGGCGGGTAGTGAAGATGCTTTCCCGAGTGATGCTGGCTATCAATATGTTGTTGAATCAGCTACGCCGAAGGCTCTGACAGCCGCTACTAACGGTCTCGCCAGTACCGTAGGTACTTGGCAGCGTAAGTCTACTAGCGCTCTTTCTCTGGGCATTCTGCCTGTTTTCCACAGCTAAGAGGTTGGTATGGCGTTAGCAAAAGGTGAAAACTCTTACGTTACTGTTGCCGAAGCTGACGCCTATCTTAATGAGCGTTTGGGTTCGGAAAAGTGGGTAGCTTCTGACGTTTCGACCAAAGAAGCTGCTCTAATAACTGCAACTCATATATTAGACTCATTTAACTGGATTGGCGAATCAGTTTCTTCCGAACAATTTCTAGCTTTTCCTAGATATGCAGAGTACTTTGAGCCTAAAGCAGGGACATTTGTTGAATTAGATTTTTCGACAGTCCCTGATAGGATCATTAAAGGTTGTATTGAATTGGCACTTAATTTACTAATTAATCCTACCCTTGTTAACTCGACTGCACAGGTTTCGGCCTTAAGTATAAAAGGCATAAGTCTTACTGGGATACAGACACCCTCTTTATTGAGCGGTTCTGTGCAAAGGTTTATTAATCCTTTATTAGAAAATGCTGGAAGCCATAACTGGTGGAGGGCTAATTAATGATAGAGGAAATACTAAGATCGGGCGTAGTCACTGCGTTTTCTGTATTAGGTCCTTATGTCAAGAGTGGTGTTATAAACTTAAAAGGCAATGAAACTTTTGATTTTAACTCAGCTTCTACTAGTTCATCTAACTCTAGCGTAAATTGTGAGCTAATTGTAGTCAGTTACGTTAAGACAAAAGATGATAAAGATGTAGCATCAAAAGAAATCGTATTA